TATTGTAGGAGGTGAACGAGTGATGGCGAATTGTGTGGATTGCGTACACGCTGAAGTGTGTGAAGAATATGGAGAAGTTTTTTCTTTAATTAAAGGTGGTAAATGTAGTCTTTTCAAAGGCCGCGCCCGATTTGTGGAAGTGCCGTGTAAGGTGGGAGAGCGCTTATATGTCTTGTTTCCAAAAGGTCGGGCTATTGTCGAATATGTGGTAATAGCTTTTTGGATAGAAGAAACAGGCACGATTATCAGGGCTGTAGATACTCGATTTTTTACGACAACTATATTTTTTATCAAAGATATAGGCACAAAGGCGTTTTTGACGAAAAAGGAAGCAGAACAAGCATTGAAGGAGCGTGAAGAAAATGAAACTACTGGTTACTGCCGACGAGATAGTAAATCAGGGACTATGGGAATTATTTCCCGCTATCGAAGTTTCTAAAGTCAAAGACATTCCCTGCGACTATCCCGGCGCTATGGGTATACCGATAGCTGCGATGTCTAAAATACAGCGCAACGATGGGAAAAGCGGCGTGATAATTATTGACAATCTGCGTCCCGAAATTGACGGAAAGCCCAAATATCAAAGATTGATTATCAGAAATTTAAAACCCGAATTACCGAAGCAAGATATTGATTTCGGCGAAATGTTAGAAAAAACCGGTGTAAATTTAATTATTGAGTTAAGCGTTGAAGGAGCGTGAAGAAAATGCCTGAGAAAGCTATAGTATTCTTTGCCGAAAAGAACATACACGGTGGCTATGCTGTTTATGGCAGCGAAGGTGTCAAGCAATATTACGGAGTGACAAAAACACAAGCCCAAAAGCTGTATCAGCAAAGCGGCAAAACATTTGTGAACAGGAGGGCTGACAATGTCTGAAAGAAAAATGACCCCGCAAGAGGCTATTATCGTGCTTGACCGGCTGAACACCGAGGAACGGATAGATGTAGATCGCGACGAGCTGCGGGCGGCGGTTGACGTTTTGAAAGACGCGGCGCGGTTTAGGATTAAGAGGAAGCCGATTCCGGAGCCTGAACCGTGTTATGGAAATGGTTGTTGCCCAAACTGCCGCGCTTGTTTCCTTGACAAATCAAGAAAATATTGCGGCAACTGCGGTCAGGCGCTGGATTGGAGTGAAAGATGAAGTTTAAAAACGCATTTAAATGTGCTGTTCTTATCGCCCTTGTCGTCTGTCTGATCGCCGCGATGATCTACGCGGGGCAGCGTGAAAAGCTGACGGCAATCTACTATATGTGCATATCCATTATTCTTTTTCTGATCTACAAAAACTGCTAACCCTGTTAAAAGCAGCACCGCGCCTCTGCTGTTCATAACATCATATTCAAAACATACAATTTAATAATCTTTTGCAACGTGCAGAATAAAAAGCCCTCGGCGCGGCGGGGGCGGGAGGTGATAGAATGAATCCAACAAGTGAAATGCAAAAACGGTTAGAAGATTTTTGCAAGGCAGTATCGGAAATGGTAAAGAAAATGATTGAAGCGATACGCCCGCTGATTGACTTATTCAAAAAGTTTGTAATTTACATTTCAAATTACCCAAATAAAAGAATGGTTTACTTAGCTCTATATGCCAAAAAGGAGCGAGTACGTCAAAAGAACCGAAACCGAATAATCAATGATCTTTTGAAAGAGTGGTGAAAGCATGTATATACCCGATTTTTGGTGTGGCGTTATTGCCGGAACAGTAGCCTGCGTCGCAATCCTAATTATCATAGCAATAGCAAGCCAAAAGAAAAGGAAGTGATTTAAACGACCATCAGCCAACTGCGCGAATACCGGCACTTAAAAGCAAACATCCTGCTCTTGAATCAGGAGCTGGACGAATTGATCCTAAGGTCGAACGTTATCGACGGGTTGGGGATAAAGGGCAAAAAAAGCGATGTAGTGGCTCAAATCGTTTTAGAGCGTGATCGAATGCAGGGACGAATCGAGCGGCTTGTTTCTCGAAAGAATGAAATTGAAATCTACTTGAACAACTGCGATGACTACTATGGGCTTTTGCTGCGCTGGCACTACGGCGACGGCAAAACATGGCAGGCAATCGCGTTATCGCTCGGCGGGAAAAACACCGCTGACGGAATACGCAAATCATGTCACAGATACGTCAACAGCAATCCATAACACAACAAAGGCGTATACATACCGCTCTTTTGCTAAATTTCGGTTTGTGTTGCATTTTTAACGAATGGGCGATACTTTTCTTTGATTCGATTAAAAGTGCGATACAAGCCAAATTTCGCAATTTTAGAGAGTTTTTACGGGGAATCCCTTAAAAAAAGACACGGACAATAAATAAACAAGCCCCGCCTGTTATTCAGACGGGGCTTTTCTCCAATTTTTATATTTTCCTGTTTTAATGCGGTTGTCGGTGTTTGGCGTGCCTTCTTCAATAAACCAGTCGCGCCCCATTTTTATGGCGGGCAGCTTGCCGCGTGCTGCCTTTTGCCGGGCTGACGCGGGGTCAATTCCGACGATCTCAGCCCATTGTTTGAGAGGTATTAGCATTTTGACCTCCTTTTAAATTTAATAACCGATGTCTTGCAGATCGTGCGGCTCGTCGTAGTCGATTTGATCGAGCTCAAATCCCTCGTCATCCATTTCGGGGGCGTAGTACCAAGCAATGTACCGGTGCGGATCGCCGTACTCGTCAACGTCTGACTCGTCTGCAATGTCCATTGCAACCCAGTGATCGGTGTCGTTTCGGTCGCTGCGATATTCGGGGCGTGCGTCGTTGATGATGGTGTACTCTTTGTTGTTGATTGTTTGTCTAAGCTTCATTTTTAATAACTCCTTTCATTGTGGGCGGCGGTTAAACCGCCCTTGCCGATTTGTTGTTTATCTCTTTATTCTTAAATAATCGCTATTGCGAACGGTTGACGTGTAATTAACATTTCATTTACAAGTCTTTGTGCTTGTTCTCTCAATTTACCGCGAACAGTTTTTCCGTAAGTGTTCCCAAGCCCTAAAACTTTTTTAAATTTCTTTTCACAATCATATTGGCGATATAAGATTGCGTCCGCTTCACCGTCAATGTAAATGTAAAAGTCGATGTATGTGTAATTGCGGTATTGATGATATGTGCCTTTAATTGATAATGTTTTCATTTTTGTGATCCCCTTTCCTTATCTTGATTATATTATACTACTTTAAAAGAGTAATGTCAATACTATTTTGAATTTTTTTAAAATTATTTTAGGATCATCATTTTGTCCGTTTTGTCCGTTTCTCTATGATATAATTTAAACTAGTAAAGATAACAACGACAGGCTGATTGCATATTTCTCCTTGTATACTCCTTTCATAAATGACGGCAAGCCGCTCCTTTTGGGGCGGTTTTGTCGTGCATGAGGTATTTTAATGCAAACGCGATATAAAGCCGCGGGATGGTGATTAAATGGCAAGACCCAAGAAAGAACCGGGGAAAGATTTCGAGGAAACCTTTGATAAACTTTGTGCTTTACAGTGCACGAAAGAAGAAATACAAGATTGGTTTGACATATCCGAAAAGACGCTCGACAGGTGGGTCAAAGACAAATACGGCGAAAAATTTGCCGACGTATATAAAAGCAAGCGAAACAAGGGGAAATCATCTTTGCGCCGCGCACAGTTTAAGCTTGCGCAGAAAAGCGCGGTCATGGCTATTTTCTTAGGTAAACAATACCTTAACCAAAAGGACAACACCGACACCGACGAAACCACACTGCTACGCCTTGATGAACTGTTAAAAGAAGTCAGGGCAAACGCTCAAAAGGAAACCGAAAATGAAATTCACGACTAAGCAAAATGAATATATCGCGCATATCGGCACCGACGCGGATAAACGTTGGAATTTCAAGAGCGGCGCGGTTAGATCGGGCAAATCATTTGTTGACGTTACGATCATTATACCGCTGAGAATCAGGAGCGTTGCGGGCAAGGAAGGACTAAATTTTATCATCGGTGTTTCAAAAGAAACGATCGAAAGAAACGTTCTCCAGCCCATGCGCGAACGCTACGGCTCGAATTTAGTCGGTACGATCAACAGCCGAAATATAGCAATTTTATTCGGTGAACCCGTTTACTGCTTAGGAGCTGAAAAGCAAAACCAAGTTGCAAAGCTGCAAGGCGCTTCCGCAAAATACGTATACGGTGACGAGGTGGCAAAGTGGAGCAAAGACGTTTTTGACCTGCTCAAATCCCGTCTTGATAAGCCTTACAGCAAATTTGACGGGTCATTAAACCCCGAACACCCGACGCATTGGCTCAAGGAATTTCTTGAAAGCGGCGCGGATATCTATTTGCAAGAATACACCATATTTGATAATACATATCTATCACCGGCATTTGTTGAAGCCCTATGCACAGAATACGAAGGCACGGTTTATTATGACCGCTTTATTCTCGGCAAGTGGAAACGCGCCGAAGGCTCAATTTATCGCAAATTTGCGGACAACCCGAAGGCGTTCTATTGTCAGGTTGTCGACAGAATCAACCTTGATATCCCATATAAGCAGATTCTGAGATCGCAGATTGAAGAAATAACAATCGGCGTTGACTTTGGCGGCACGGTATCAGGTCAGGCTTTTGTCGCAACGGCAAGAACACAAAATTATCAGGATATCATCGTTTTAAAGAGCGAGCGACACCTTGAAGAGTGCGAACCGAACGACATAGACCGCATAGCTCTTGACTTTGCGCAAGCGGTTTTTGATACGTTCGGTAGGGTTGATACGCTCTATTGGGATAACGCGGAAAGTGTTCTCGGGCGCGGGCTTCAACACGCATTTGCAAGCAGATTTCCACGGGTCAGAGTACACGGTGCGCGTAAATACGCTATAAATGACCGTATTCGCTGCACACTGCGTCTTTTGGGCGCGGGTAGGTTATTTTATACCGACGGCTGCGAAACGTTTAAAACGGCGATTTCGGACGCTGTTTGGGATAAGAGCAAAAGAGCAGATACACGGCTTGACGACGGGTCAACAGATATAGACACGCTCGACGCGTTCGAATACACGTTCGAGCGAGATATCAAACGCCTGATTCGCTCGGCGTGATTAGGGGTGAACAATGGGACTTTTAAATTTGATGAAAGGAGTGTACAGGCGTATGTTCCCGATTAAAGATATAGCGCACGCAGTCGGTTTAAAGCCGATTATATCAAGCGATATGCAAGACAAAATCGACGTATGGTATAAAAGCTACATCGGTAAAGCCGAATGGGTCGACGGTGACAAGGTTATCAGCCTGAGAACCGAAAGCTCGGCGGTGCGTGAGCTGGCAAACGTTGCTTTAAACGAGATGTCTATTAATATAACCAATGATAAGCTGGACAAGATCATGCTCAAAGTGCGTGAACGGCTCGACGTTTACTTGCAGCGCGGGCTTGCGCTCGGCGCAATGGTTATAAAGCCGCTGGGAGAAGATAAATTCCAATGCATAGCTCAAAACGGGTTTATTATTTTTGCTATGGACGCAGACGGCAATCCTACAGACATTGTTTTTCCTGAAATCAAAAAGATGGATAAAAAGACCTATTTCCGCCTTGAACGTCATGTTTTGACCGCTCAGGGCTTGACGATCAGCAACAAAGCGTATGTGTCCGATTCTGAAAAGAATTTAGGGCGCGAAATCCCGCTTAGTTACGTTGATGAATGGGCGGGCTATGTTGCGGAAGTGCGGTTCCCTGTTGACCGTATGATATTTGGCTATTATCGCAACCCCAACGATAACACGGTTGACGGCTCGGACATGGGCGTTTCTATCTACGACACCGCGCTTGAGAAAATCAGGCGTGCAGACATTCAATTCGGACGACTCGATTATGAATTTGATTCAGCGCGGCGCCGTATTCATGCAGACGCGACAATGGTTAAACCTGCGTCCGCGTCACTCAGCGGCAAAGCTTACGAATTAGATGATATTTATGTTGACGTTACGGGCGATAAGGAAGATTTCTTCAACGAGTTTTCGCCCGCGCTGCGTCAAGACGGATTCATCGCGGGGCTGGAAGAATACCGCAGGTCGATTGAGTTTGATATCGGCTTATCGTATGGCGATCTATCACGCCCCCAGTACGTTGAGAAAACCGCAACGGAAATAAACGCTTCAAAATATCGAAAGCGCAACACCGTTAATCATATACAGTCACAGCTCAAAGCGTGCCTTGACGGGCTTGTTTTTGGCTTGGCGTTCTTTAACAAACAAGTAACCAGCGGCTACGAGTTTTCATGCGAGTTTAAAGACAGCTTTTTAAATGACGAACAGTCAGAGCGCGAAGAAGATCGGAAAGACCTTGCGAATAATACTTTACGCCGCGATGAATACCGCGCACGTTGGCGCAATGAAACGCTTGAAGAAGCGGCGCGAAATCTGCCCGAAGTAGCTGACGTTGAGTTATGACCCCGAACGAAATAGAATACATTCCCGAAAAATTGACTAAGCTTTTCCGCGGCTTGCAGCTTGATATTCTCAACGATCTTGTGCGCCGCATTGCTAAAAACCGCGAGATCACAAGCACGGCAGATTGGGAAATAAAGCGGCTTTATGAGCTGGGCGCGGCGAAGGAAGTTATAAAACGCTCGATTCAGCGCACCCTGCGGCTCTCTGCTGCTGAAATTGACAGCATATATGCAAATGTACTAGCCGAAGATTACGTGCGATACGAGCCGATTTACAAGCGTTTGGGAAAGTCGTTTATTCCGTTTAAAGAGAACAAACAACTGCAACAGTTGATCGGTGGAATTGAAAAGCAAACAAAAGGCGAGCTTGAAAACATAACACAATCGTTAGGATTTGCGATCAAGCGGCTCGACGGCTCAGTCACATATACGCCTTTGTCGAAAGGATATCAACAAATTCTCGACAAAGCCATGATGAATTTAACAAGCGGCGCATTTGATTATAATTCAGTGATTAAAAAAGCGGTTGTTGATTTGTCAAACAGCGGATTGCGAACAATCGAATATGCAACCGAGCAGCCGACAGGGGTTACAACTATCCACAGTAACCGCGTTGACGTTGCCGCTCGGCGCGCATTAATGACGGGCTTTAATCAGGTTGTGGGAAGAATAACCGAAGACAACGCCGAAAAGCTCGGAGCGGAATACTTTGAAGTAACATGGCACAGGGGCGCACGCCCTACACATCAGCCGTGGCAAGGCAGGGTATACACTAAAGAGCAGCTTGTTTCCGTCTGCGGTTACGGCGACGTCGCCGGACTAAAAGGCGCGAATTGCCGTCACGATTTTAGCCCGTTTTTCCCCGGCATTGATAAGCGCATATATACCGACGAACAGCTTGACCGCATGAACGCGGAAGAAAACACGCCTAAAGAATACAAGGGCAAAGAATACACAGTTTACGAAGCGACGCAACGGCAAAGGCAGCTAGAATCACGAATGCGGATTGAGCGAGAAAAAATCGCACTGCTTGAAAGCGGCGGCGCAGATGATGAAACCATAGACGCGAAAAAAGCGCACTATCACGCTATATCGAGCGAGTATGCGCAGTTTTCAAAAGCTATGAACTTGCCGCAACAGCGCGAGCGTGTGAACATCGGAACCGCCGCGGGCGTTGATATATCTTATGGCGCATAACAACTATCAATAATCAAAGCACTTTGCAGAAATGCGGGTGCTTTTTTTATACAAAAATTTGTCCGGGACGACGCGAAACTATCAAGCGGAGTGGAAAGGAACCACGAGAAAAAACTGAAAGCGAAGAAAGGAATCAAAATGAAAAGAGAAGACATTTCCAAGATTTTCGAGGGCGCAACCGATGAGCAGATCAATGCGGTTTTGAACATCAACAGCGCGGACATCGGCAAAGCCAAAACCAAAGCCGAAGGAGATCGCGATAATTACAAATCGCAGCTTGAAAAGGCGACCAAACAGCTTAAAGCTTTTGAAGGCGTTGACGTGAACGACCTGCAAGGCAAGATCACGACACTCAACAAGCAGCTCGAAGATCAGAAAGCCGATTTTGAGCGGCAGACAGCAGAACGCGATTTCAACGACATGCTGTTAAACGCGATCAAAGAAAGCAAGGCAAAGAATGCAAAGGCGGTTCGCGCATTGCTTGACATCGAAGCGATCAAAGCAAGCAAAAATCAAGCCGCCGACATTTCCGCAGCCATTCAAAAGGTCAAGGAAGAAAACGACTATCTTTTCACAAGCGACGAACCGATTGACAATCCGACTATTGTCGGAGGAACAACAGCAGGAGCGGCAGGAAAAGCAACTGACGCAATGCGGGCGGTTATGGGATTATCGCCCGAAAAAGAATAAAGAAAGAAGGTTAAAAAATGGCAAATAGTTTTGTATTACCCAAAAATTATACCGACCTGCTTGACGAGGTATACAAGAAGGCATCAGTTACCGCCGATTTGGTATCTGACGCGACACTCGTTAGAGCTGGCGTGAACGTCAACGAAATTTGTTACCCCAAAATGACTGTAACGGGTCTGGGCGACTACGACCGAAACAGCGGCTACACCAACGGCTCGGTAACCCTTGACTGGGAAACCGTCCAGTATAACTACGACCGCGGCACTAAGATCAGCGTCGACGCAATGGACAATCAGGAAAGCTTCAACCTTGCATTTGGCAAGGCGGGCGCAGAGCTTATTCGCACAAGAGTAGCTCCCGAAGCCGACGCGTTCACTTTCGCAACACTTGCAGGTTTGACCGGCATTTCAACCGGCACACCAACAACTTTTGCAAATGCGGCTGATTTCCTCGCCGCGTTGATCGACGCCGTAAACACTATGGACGAGGACGAAGTCCCCGAGGAAGATCGTATTCTCTATGCGACCCCTTCTCTGCTTAACAGCGTTATGGGGCTTGATACCACCAAATCCCGCGAAGTACTCGCAAAATTCACCAAAACTCAGAAGGTGCCGCAGTCGCGTTTCTATACCGCGATCGATCTGCTTGACGGCAAGTCCACTGGCGAAGAAGCCGGTCACTACGTCAAGGCAGACACCGGCAAGGATATCAACTTTATGATTATCCATAAGCCCGCAATCATTAAGTACGACAAGCATATCGCCAACGATATCATCGCTCCGGCAAACAACCCGAACAGCGACAGCTATATCCTCAAGTACCGCAAGTACGGTCTTGTCGACGCCTACGAGAACAAAGTCGCCGGTATCTATCTCAGCCATAAGGCATAAGGCGGTAAAACGTTATGAAAAGAATCGGTTTAACGTTTGAGAAGAAGGGCAAGAAACCCAAAGAAACAAAGCAGAAGTCCGATAACAAAAGCAAGGAGTGAGCTCAATGACCGTCTATGCAGACAGTGATTTCTATACAAGAGAATATCTAAGCGGCAGACAGGCGGTCATTTCGCCCGCCTTATTCCCCTATTATGCGCGAAAAGCGTCTAGCTATATCGATCAATACACGTTTGACGGCGTTGACGCAGATAACGTCCCCGAAGTTGTGAAGATGTGCTGTTGCGAACTCGCGGAAACGATCTTTCGGCTGGAAAACAGCCCGTCCTTCAATGGCGTTACAAGCGAGCGCGTCGGCGACATTTCAAGGACTTATGAAAGCGGCGAAACCAAACAGCAAAATCTCAATAGCTCTATTAAAGACGTTATACGCGCATGGCTTTTGACCACAGGGCTGCTTTATAGGGGCGGTGCTTATGCTTAACAATGAAGATTGCACGCTGTTTCTGAAAAATGGTAACGGGTTCGATTCGGTATATATACCCCGTTGCCACTGGCAGGAAAGCGAAGCGTCGAATGTGCTTAAAAGCGGATTGCAGAACGCCGACGGCATAACCGTTTATGTTTTCGTTAAAGACATTGGTGAAGAGCTCAAACATACGTTGGAAACGCGCAGAAACGCCGCGCAGGACGTTATTGTCAAGGGTGAATGTAATTTCACGTTTGACAATTCGACCCCACAGGCGGCGGCACAGAGCTTAAAAGCCCTAAACGCTGAGTATGACGTTCACACGGTCATGCACATTGATAAACTGCTCTACGGTTCGATTTCACCCGACCTGCAACACTTCAAACTTTCGGCGAGGTGATCTGATGAAAATCACACAGCCGAAAGATTTTAATTACAACGACGTTTTTGAGTTTAAGTGGAGCCCCGACTTTGTGTCAGTTATGGATAAACGCTTTAATAAAGCGCAAGAGTATATTGACAGCACGTGTATACGCTTAATGGCTCCATATACGCCCATGCGGACGGGTCTATTGATGGAAAGCGTAAAGCTCGGTACGGTTATCGGAAGCGGCGAACTGCGGTATCTCAGCCCTTATGCGCGGTATCTGTACTATGGTGAGGTATACAGCCCGAACATACCCATTTTTGAAGGCGGGGAGCTGACGGGCTTCTTCTCGCCGCCGGGGCAAAAGAAACACCCGACGGGGCGCGAAATGCACTATGACACAAGCGTACACCCGCAGGCGGGCAAGCTATGGTTTGAGCGCATGAAAGCCGACCACGCCGAAGAAATCCGCGAAGGCGCGGAAAAAATCGCAAGGGGGCTAGACATATGAATATTATCGAGACAATTCAAGCCGCACTTGCGAGCTTCCCAAAGATCGACGAACTGCACATTGACTATAACGACGACGCGCCCGATAACTTTGGGTTATATCCGACAGGCGATAGGCTTGTAACGCAAGACGTTATCGGAAACCAAACACGAAACCACAATTTTATTTTATACGCCGATTTTCTGTCATTCAACGATTATTTGCGGTTGCAAAACAGCAATATGCTGCTTGAGCTGCAATACTGGCTCGAACGTTACCCAAACAATCAAGTCGTTACCGCAACAATCGACGGGGCAGAGTATAACGGCGTATTAACAAAAATAACCTGTTCAAACGGAATGTTATTCAGCATTCCCGACGGGAACATGAACGCGGCGGTTCGATACACTTTACAAATCGCCGCGGAATATCAAATAATCAACAATTAACAGAAAGCGAGGAAGTAATAAATGCCCAATACACCTATGGGAAAGTTAAAGAGATCACATCTCCTTCATTTCATCGACGCAAGCTTTAGCGATAACACGGCGGATAACTGGGCTCCCCAGTGGTTCCTTATCGGCAAGGATATCGAGGATATGAGCGTCGAGCTTAACTCCGATATTTCGACGATCAAGAACATTCTGGATGAAACCGTCGCCAACGACAACGGCTATGAGCCTTCCGCTTCCGCCGATACCTATTATGCCAACACAGCCGACTCGATCTACAGCAAGATCAAGGACATTGCAATGAACCGCTTGACCGGCGACGACTGCAAGACCACGATTCTGGAAGTACTCATCGATACCGTCGAAGGTCTCACCACCGGCGCAAGCTCGGCGTGGATTGAGGACTGCATTGTGAAGCCGCAGAGCTACGGCGGCGCACAGGGCGGCGTAAATATCCCCTATAGCATTAACTTTGACGGAAACCGCAAGGCGGGAACCGTCACATTCGCTAACAAGGTTCCGACGTTTGTGGAAACCACATAACCCAAAATCAGCAAGGCGCAGAGGTGCATTATCTCTGCGCTTTATTCTTTAATTATTTAAAAAACGAGGTATTCAATGGAAAAACTTAATATTAATTTAGGCTATAAAGAATACACAATAAACGGTGATGAAAACGCCATAATCCGCATTAACACAACGGATTTCGGCTTGATTGATAGATTAAACAAAATGAGAAATAAGGCCGGTGATATCGTCGCAGAGCTTGAAAAAATCAAGCAAAGCGAAGACGAAGAAACCATTCTGTCAGCTATAACCACATCCGGCGAGAAAATGCGCGCGCTGATAGACGAAGTTTTCGGCGAAGGCACGTCAAACAATGTTTTCGGCGGCATTAATTGCCTTTCATTTGCAGGCGGTCAGCCCGTCGCGCTCAACTTCCTTGACGCTATTACTCCAATTATTCAAGCGGACATTGAAAAGGAACAGAAAGCAAGCAATAAGCGGATAAAGAAATACACCGAAGCCGCAAAGAAATTCAAATGATCGGCGAATTACCGACTGCGCTTGAGATCAACGGCAAGGACTACGAAATCCGCAGTGATTACCGTGTAGCCCTGTTGATATTTCAAGCATACAATGACCCGAATTTAACACCGGCGGAAAAGGCTCTTTCGTGCCTTGATTCTTTATATAAGGAAATTCCCGACGATATCGAAAAAGCACTTGACAAAGCCGCATGGTTTTTAGACGGCGGCAGCAACATCAAATTAAAACAGCTTCCCGTCAAGACCATTGATTGGGAACAAGACGAACAACTTCTATTTCCTGAGATCAACAAGATTTCCGGCGGCGAGGTGCGGCTGTTGCCGTATCTCCATTGGTGGACTTTCTTAGGCTATTTTTCCACTATTGGCGATGGACTTTATGCTCAAATCTTGAACATTCGCCAAAAACGCGCTAAAGGGAAAAAATTGGAAAAATGGGAAATTGAATTTTTCAATTCACATAAAGAATTAGTTGTGATACAGGATAAACTCTCAGATCAGGAGCAAGCAGAAATCGACGCGGAAGAAGCGTTGATTAATGAACTGCTCGGTTTATAAGCAAAGAAGGTGAAAGCATGGCGGCAGACGGCAACCTGATTTTTAATACCAAAATCGACGAAAGCGGTTTTAATAAAGGCACTAAAGACCTTTCGTCAAAGGTTATTGATTTAAAAAACAAAATCCAAACGACTGAAAAGGAGATCAAGAACCTAAAAGCAGAGCTCGAAAGAACGGGCGACGTCAAAGTCAAGACAAAGGCAGCCGAAGCGATTGAAAAGGATTTAGCAAAGGCAAACGAGAAAGTCAGAAACTACGCCGCGCAATCCGATGAGATCATAAACAAAATTAAAGCCGATTTAGGCGATATGTATAATGACGGCGCTCTTGAGTACCTTTTGAATCAAAACACCGAATGGGGCAAGCTTCAAGAGAAGATTTCGCAGGCATGGGCTGAGGTTGAAAAGTACAAAAAAGAGCTCGAACAAGTAAACGCCGCCGCGCCTTTAACCAAAGATACCGCGGACTATCAGCAAAAAGAGCAAAAGGTCGAAGAATTGACCGGCAAGCTTGAAATGTACCGCGCAAAGCAAAGGGAAGCCGAAGCCGCTGAAAAAAGCAGCAATGCGCAAAACAAGCGTTCGGCAAGCGGTATAGCCAACGTTAAGGCGAAGCTAGACCAAACTATCAGCGCGTTAAAAACATTCGCTAACGGGGCGCGCAGAGCCGGAAACATTCTGAAAACTGCTTTTTCCAAAACCGCAGGCAAAGCGATCTCAGGCATACGCGAGCACTTTAAAAAGGCAAACAGCTCAACGAACGTCTTAGAAAAAAGCCTGCGTCGAATAAAGAATACATTAATCAGAATGTTTTTCTTTAGGCTGGTGCATAGCCCCATTGACGCGATCAAGGACGGTTTAGGAGAAATAGCAAAAATCAGCCCCGAAGTCAACAAGAACCTTTCGGCACTAAAGACCGAAAGCACGTACTTGAAAAACTCTTTTGCCGCTTTAGCAGCACCCCTTGTCAATCTGTTGACCCCTGCGTTTGTGTCGTTCTTTCAAACGCTGTCAAACGTGACTAGCAAAGCAGGGCAGCTTATAGCCGCACTTACGGGGCAAAGCTACACAAAGGCAGTCAAGGTGCAGCAGGATTATGCAGCAAGCCTAGACGAAAGCACAAAGTCAGCGGATAAGAACACTAAGGCGATCGAGAAGAATCAAAGAGCACTCGCAGGATTTGACGAGCTGAATGTCTTAGATCAGAGCGACAACGACACAGAAAGTGCGGGCGCGGCGGCAACAAGCCCCATGTTTGAAAATTTGGGGGACGCTACGCAGGGCTTGTCAAAATCTCTGCTTGACGCTCTCAAAAATCAGGATTTCGCCGCCGTCGGTGAAATGTTCGCCGAAAAAATCAATTCCGCGCTCGGTAAAATCAATTGGGCGAAGATCAAGAAAACCGCTAAAGGGCTTGCTGAAAACATCGCGGGCTTTCTTAACGGATTTATCGGCAAAACAAACTGGAACCTTGTAGGCACTACCCTCGCAAACGGAATTGGTACAGCATTGTTATTTGCCAACAGGCTTATTAAGAAATTCGATTTTTCAAAGCTCGGCAGCGCACTCGGCAATTTCATTAACGGTTTTGCCTTGCCTGATAACGCCGCGAAGCTGGCAGAGAATGCGTCGCTGTTAATATCCGGCTTGTTTAATGCGCTTGCGACGGCGGTTAAGACCGTCAAATGGGATAACATAAGCTTTTCAATAATCTCCTTTATCACGCACTTTAAATTCTCGGCGATCAGTACGGGCGCAATGCGGCTCGTTAATGGTTTTGCCGACGCGCTCGGAAAGATTGATTTTAAGCAGATCGGTGAAGCTTTTCGCGCTGGTTTATCAAGAATCAACTGGAAAGGCTTGTGGAATGGCGTTACCCGATTAACGACAAACGCATTGCAAGGACTTGTTGATTTCTTTGGTTTAAAAGGCATTAGCACCGGCAAGCTAAAGCGTGCCCTGCAAGACCTATACAAGCCCGTCAGCGACTTGTATAGTACGCTTAAGAACTCTATAGGCAGCCTGTTAAAACCTGCTATCAATGAGCTTTTGCCTGCAGCGGTTAAGCTGATTCAAAATATCGTAAAAGGTGCACAGCCCATAATTGAAGGTATAACGCCCATTCTTGAAACCGCCGTTTCTGTTATTGCGCAAATTACAAAATCTCTTGCGCCTGCAATCGGTAAAATCGGCAAGGCGATCGGCACGATCATAAAGGACGCCGCGCCGGTCATAGAGCCTATTTTGAAATTGATCGGTAATATTGCAAGCGTACTCGCGCCGGTAATTGAATTTATAGCCGGAGCAGTTGAAAAGATAGACAGTTTTCTTTCTCCGATTAACGGATTTGTCGGCAATATCATCGGCGGCGTAAGTGATTTGTTCGGGTTGCTATCCGGCAATAACGGCATTACCATAAGCGCACAACTGCAAGAAGAAATCGACCATTTGGCAGGCGTGAGCGACGGGTTCAGCACCATAAGCGATAATATAAGCGGTTCGATCTCAGCTATTGACAAAAACATTCAAGGCACAATGAGCGATCTCACATATATTGACAACCTGCAAAGCAGGCTTGACGAGCTTATGAATAAGGCTACGCTGAGCGACAGCGAAATGCAGGAGCTGAAGACGATCGGCGACTTATTAAGCGAAAAGCTTCCCGCTTTTGAGGAAACTTGGAACTCTATGATTAAGACCGACGAAAACGGCAAGCTTGTATTCACCAAAAACAGAGCGGCAGCCGTCAAGTCAATCGATGAAGTTATCAACAAGCTAAAAGAGCAGTACGCCGTTGAAGCCTTGCAGGAGCAGTATAAAGAAGCCTATAAAGCCAAACAGCAAGCCGTACAGGAATATAACGCGAAACTCGGCGAAGCGAGCGCAGCGCAAGAGAAATTGAACCAGCTCGGCGAGGAAATGACCGCCAAAAATAAAGAGTTGGCGCAAGCCGAAAAAGATTTTTGGGGCGGCAATCTCAGCAGTGAAGATTATAACAAAAAAGTTGACGCGGCAAAAAAAGCCCGTGCTGAATACGACGCATACAAGGATACCTTTGTAGAGCTTCAAGAAAACGCCCTGAAAGCCGGCGGCAAGGTGGGCGAGATGGATAAGAAACTCGAAGGCTTGTCGGCTGCAATGACCGTAGTTAAAACAGACGGCGACGGCTTGTATAATTCTTTGCAGGATTTGAGAACAGCGTTCGACTACGGCTTGATCGATATGGACACGATCACGAAGAACACCGGCAAGAACGCTAAAGAACTGTTTGCGCAAACAAAAAGCCTTGCAGAGCAATCTGCGGCAGGTTATGAGCAGGGCATTAAAGACAGCGAGAAAACGCTCACCGGCGCAGGCGTTACCCTTGCAGAGGACGCAATAAACGGTGCACGCAAGGGGCTTGATTCACATTCGCCGTCAAAAGAATTTATCAAAATCGGTGGCGACAGTGCGGAAGGCTTATCACTAGGCTTTAGCGGTGGCATGAACAAAGTATTCACGCTTGTTAAATCGTTAGCGCAGCGCATGACTTCAACGTTCAACAGCGGGCTTGCGAATATGGGAAGTGTGTTCTCCACCTTGCCTACAATGGCGCGTACAGCCTTTAACAGCGTGCTTTCACTCTATGATCGTTTTCTCGAGCAATTAACAAGTGGCTTGAACGGGTCACTCGCTCAGATCAATCAAATCAATAAAGCGTTTGCAACGTCAGGCGGGAAGAATCTAAGCTACACGACATGGAACCCCTTGCCGAAAATCCCCGTCCCGCGTCTTGCAACTGGCACGGTAGTACCCGCGAACTACGGCGAATTCTTGGCAGTGCTCGGCGACAACAAGCGCGAGGCTGAGGTTGTTTCTCCTGTATCAGCCATGAAACAGGCGTTCCTTGAGGCTATGCTTGAAAGCGGCATGATCGGCGGCGGCGACGAAAAGGAAATTAACCTGTTTATCGACGGTGACAAATTCTTTTCGTGGATAATTGGCAAATCAAATCAGTATAAGAAATCACACGGCAATTCGCCGTTTCAGGGGGCTAATATATGAGCGCGTCCGCTTTTCAGGGGTGGCTTTTGAGAAACCCCACCACATTACAGGAATTTCCGCATAAACTTATTGCAAAAGACAGCTATCAAAGCACGCCTTTACAGCGAATTGAGCTAAAGGCGTACCGTGATAACAACGTTCTATTGCATAGAGTTGTATCACCGAATTATAAAACGAAAATCGAATTTACAACAATCGACAAGCTCAAACTCTCCCAGCTACAGGAAATACACGATTTTCTCGCAAGCGTGAATATCAAGAGAAGCGAGCGAAAGATCAAGCTTGAATATTGGGACGACGAGCTGCTGCAATACCGCACGATGAACGCGGTATACCAAACAGACACGACTTACCCCGTGTCAACGATCAGCAAGCTAAAAAGAACAATAAAATACAAGCCTATAAAGTTTACCTTTATCGAATACTAAAGGGGGTGCGGCATGTCATATCAAAACGGTATTATCAACTATTTACAGAGAAATGAAATTGAAATCACGTTCACCGATAACGAAGAAACAGGCGTTACTCCTATAGCCGCGATCACGTCCGACAACATCGTCACTGAAAGCATGAGCTTAAAGCAAAGCATATGCGACGAAGAAGCCTTGACGTTTGGCGGGTGCATTGCGTCGGAGCTGAGTATCAAGCTATTGAATACCGCTGAACGTCAATTCACCACGGAACTTGCGGGACGGTGGATAAGCGTGTCGATCACACAGTACTATGCAGACCCTGAGAATGTCTTGACCCCTTCAAGCGCGGTATATCCTGCGAGTAACGTATATCCCGGCACTCAGGTATCAAGCCGCTTGTTTTACGTATTCAGCGGTTACATCGATAGCGCGGTTATTGATAAGACCGACAAGAACGTTATCAATATCAAAGCATATGATTTTCTCGCAAAGCTCCATGAAGAAGACGCGACAAACTTCCTTGTGAATTTTTTCAAAAACCCGCCGCCGTCTACAACGCCGTGGTCACTTGCCCATTTAATTGATGAAATCTGCTCTAAGAGTAACAATAATGTTTTAAACATAACGCGCGGTAGCGGATTGAACGCTATTTTGGCACAGAATTATGTATACGACACAGGCGGCAACCAACAGCGCGTTGACACATTTTCAACACACAATAGCCTTGAGTGGACTTCAAACGACAATAAAGTGTCCTTTGGAAAACTGTTAAAAGATGTATTTGAATTAATAGGCGTTTTTGCTTATGTGAACCCAAACGACGGTAAAGGCACGCTTCGTGTAACGCACCTTGCAGGAGATGTTGAAACATACGATTTCTACGAAAAATGCGAAACAGAAGAATATCAAAGCACAGGATATACGGATTTTTATTTTCCTGTTTACGGTAACAGCCGCAAAGGAAAGACGGCTAATTTAGGCGGCTTGACGGATTCGTATGAACACGCTGTACCGAAAGCGTATGATTACAGCGGCAACATGCTTGCTATGCAGCCTTACACTCCCGAAGGCACAGGTAGAACCACAACACCAGTTGAATTTCTTATAAACCGTTCTTCAATTGGTACGCGCCTTGCGCTTAATGCAGCGTCAGATTATACATTAACCTACAAGCCCAAACTAAGCACCTACCAGCCTTTGACCGCAACGCTTGACGGGCGACTTTGGGTGCCTATTGGTTCACCTATTGAGATACTTGTCAACGAAACAACGCCCGACGGCGACTATCCGCGCGACCCGATAACAGGGGAGTATATCCTTGACGAAAACGGGCAGCACCCGAAGATCAGCGTTAAAACATACATTCTTTCACGCACATTAACAGGCATACAAGCACTTACAGACAACATAACCGTTAAGGGGGTCAGATAATGGCAGTACAAGAATACAGTCCGACGTTATGGGAAGACGCGCCCAGCAGCGAAACGCCGATAAACGCCGAGAACCTAAACCACATTGAAAGCGGAATTGTGAACGCAACGGGAGCTATTCAGGATTTAGAAAATTCGGCTATTTCAATGCAGGATGTCGAAAACAAAATCTATGAAATAGTCGACGGCATTTTTAGCTCGAGCTTATTAAACATCGATTACATTGACGGCGCCTACTGGCTAAATTATACGGACAGTGACGACACGACGCATAAGCTAAAGAATGTGTCGGCGGTCATTCAGGACACAACGGCGGGCAAGTTTGTACCTGCGCAAGCAATATCTAGTCTTGATGACGCAACCGAAGCAGGCAAACTGTATCTATATGATACGGACTATTATTTCAATGTCATCGGTACAAGATGGACGCAGTATAAGATTGCGTACGGTGCAATATCTTACCGCAACCGCTTTAAAATCAATAACGTTTGGGGTGCGTGGACTTCATTTACCGCTCTTGAAACAACAGATTCTAAAGTATCGGCTATTACCGACAACATCAAGGCAAGCACAACACATTATGCAAGCGTCAAAGCTATGGTCGATTACATAGCGGCTCAGGGATAAGGGGTGATTATATGAGCATTAAGCAACCCATTTATCACGAATTCGACCTAAACGCTACAAGCGGCAACTCGCGGGTGATCTCCTTAACCCATACCGACGACGCGCATGTTGATGTCATCGAGCTATGCGTCAAGCAGCAAGGAGCACCCGTCGATCTTACCGGCGCAACCGTCATAGCTCGCATGGTACTGCACAGCACAACAAACGTTCTTTTAAACGATAGCGTTCCCTGCACGATCAACGACGCGGGAAACATTTTAATTCCCTTCGATAACGCGGCCGTTCAGACCCGTAAAGGCATTGTCAAGATTGAGGTTAATATAACCCGCGATCCTGATATTCTCACGCTACAGCTCCCGCTATGGGTCAAAATCAACGGTTCTATCCTTGACGACGCAACGGTTGACCCGCATTCGGAAGGAACGATTCCCGAATTACTCAAAGACGCCGCTGTCGCGCTGGAAGAAGCTACGGAAGCCCTTGAACATGCTGGAGATTATGATAACCTAGAGCATAAGCCGTCAATTAACGGACACACGCTCTCAGACAATAAGACTTCTGCTGATTTAGATTTGCA